GAGACGTGTTCAGCCTTTAGACAGCTCTAACCAGACGAACTGGTTTACGATCTACGCCCCTCAAGCACTGCTGTACGGGTCTTTGCTTCAAGCCATGCCGTTCCTTAAGAACGACGAACGAGTGCCCTTGTGGCAGGGTCAGTACAAGCTGATCATGGACATCTTGACGGCTGAGGACAAGTTGCGTGTTGCAGATCGCCAAGCGGTCGCCAATGACAGTTAAGGACTAACATGAGCTACAACTCACCATTTACAGGCAACGTCATTCAACCGACGGACGTTTCTTATCGTTCGGTTACGCTGAGCGCTAACACCCAGTTACAGTGGCCCATCAACGGCAACGCTACGGACGACTATGCGGCTAGGATTATGGACGTCACGGCGTCTGCGGCTAACCTTAGCTTGTTCATGCCCCCAGCCAATCAAGCCTCTGTAGGTCAAGATGCTTTGATTCGCAACGTTGGAGCCAATACTTTTACGGTAAAAGACTTTGCTGGCGCTAACACGATCATCTCTGTTGCCGCTGGTCAGTCAAGGTATGTCTACATTACAGCCAATCCTACGGTTACAGGTACATGGAGCAACATTTCCTTTGGTACGGGGACATCTTCTGCTGACGCCTCTACCTTGGCTGGTTACGGATTGGTTGCAAGCGGTACAACATTAAACCAAAGCCACCCAGCTCAATCGGTTGTGACGGGTGGAACCTTTGCCACCACAGATCGCGCTCAGACCTTGGTTTGGTCTGGTGGAGCTGGTACTTACACTCTCCCCGCAACTTCTACCTTGGGCAATAATTGGTTTACGCTGTTCAAGAACAGTGGAACTGGCTCGATGGTTATCTCAGCAGGCGACAACATTGATGGAGCCTCTACAAAGACTTTTGCTCCTACAGAGTCGGCATTTATTGTATGTACAGGAACTACCTACATCACCGTTGGTTACGGTGTCAGCTCACAGTTCTTCTATACATCGCTAGTCAAAGCTGTTGTTTCTGGCTCTTACACGTTAAGTTCCAGTGAAGCATCCAACGTCACGATTGTTTACCCGCCTGTGGTGAACTTGTACGTGATCAAGAACTCTGTGACAGCAGGCGGTTATACGCTCACCGTAGGAACTGGTTCTGGCACATCGGTAACCATTCCTTCTGGTCAGCAGGTGACTTTGGCTTGCGATGGAACAAACTTCTTTAACGCCAACACCTCCCAAGCAGGATCGGTTACCTCAGTATCTTTAGCTGACGGTACTGTTGGCGCGCCTTCTCTGAGCTTTGCGAGTGAGTCTACTACGGGTGTTTACCGTGCTGGAGCTGGTCAATTTAACACCGCCATTTTGGGTGTGGTGAGGTCTACATTGTCGGCAACAGGCTTGACGATTGCCGGGACTGTGACGGGTACAACGGGTACCTTTACCACTGGTATTACTGGGGGCTCGTTCTAATGACCAAGAAGGTCTTTGCGCTTGATACAAAGCCGGGCATCCAGCGCGATGGAACTGTTTTTGACAAAGAGTTCTACAACGACGGACGTTGGGTAAGGTTCCAGCGCGGACGCCCTCGCAAGGTTGGTGGCTATACGCAGATAACCGCAGGGATTTCAGGCCCATCTCGTGGCATTTACGTCAACCCACAGCAAAGCTTTAACAACGTCTTCAATGGGCACTCTAAGGGTTTGCAGGTTGTTCCTATTGACAACAACGGTGTGGGTGCTGGTGTGACGGATCTAACGCTGTCTAACTTTACGGCATCGGACAACAATCTGTGGCAATTTGATACGTTCTTTGACGTCAGCGGATCTGGGGATAACTTGCTGTTGGCTCACCCCGGTCAGTCGCTTGCCCTCATCGACAACAACGTCAACACCCCTGTTTTGGGTGGCAACATCACTGGCACAAGTTTGTCAGCTATTGGCGTGTTCACCGAGTCGGTGTTTCTCAACAGCACCACGACAATGTATTTGTCAACTCAAAGCCTTCAGGTTGGCGCAGGTCAATCCATCTCTGGGACTGGTATTCCTTCTGGTACTACGATTGTTTCTGCCAACCTTTCCGTGCCTGTTTTGAATGCTGTAGCCGTAACTGGTATTGCTGGTCAGTGCTCCTGCACATCAACAACAGGTTTGTACATAGGTCAAACAGTAGCCGTTTCTGGCACCAACACTGGCACAGCAACAGGCATTACCTCTGGCGTGACGTACTTCATCATTGCCACTAACTACGCTACAACTTTTACTTTGTCCGCCTCCTCTGGTGGCGCGGCAATTGTCACCACCGCTGGCTCAACAACTGGCTTGGTGTTTACGCTTGGTCAGATACAGAACGTAATAATTTCTGCCGCCGCAACAACATCTGGCGCTTCTACAATTACTTTTGACAACAACGTTTCCGTTTCTGGTGGCGTGGTCACCCTTCACCCTTACGTGTTTGTTTACGGCAACAACGGACTTATTAGGAACTGCTCAGCAGGCAATCTAAATGATTGGGTCTCTGCGGACGCCAATGAGGTATCTGTAGCGACTGGAAAGATCGTCCAAGGGCTACCCGTCAGGGGAGGTTCAAACGCGCCTTCTGGGCTGTTTTGGAGCCTTGACAGCCTTATCCGTGTGTCTTACATCGGTGGTGCTGGTACACCCCCACAGTTTTGGCGTTATGACTTGATCTCTTCGCAATCGTCTATCCTGTCTTCTCAGTCTGTGATTGAGTACGACGGTATCTATTATTGGTGCGGTGTTGACAGGTTCTTGCTTTACAACGGTGTTGTGAAAGAGATCCCTAACACCATGAACCAGAACTACTTCTTTGACAACCTAAACTACGCCCAGCGCGAAAAGGTTTGGGTGTCAAAGGTTCCTCGTTTTGGTGAGATTTGGTGGTTCTACCCTCGTGGGAACGCTACTGAATGTACAGATGCCATCATCTACAACATACGCGAGAACACTTGGTACGACGCTGGTGAGGCTCTTGGCGCTCGTCGTTCTGCTGGTTACTTCTCTCAGGTCTTTACTCGCCCAACTTGGGCTTCATGGGAGACTAACGAAGTAGGTGGTGTAAACGCCCTCACGTTAACTGCTGGTGGAACTTTGTACACCAACGGAACCTACACCAACCAAGCGTTGACAGGCGGAAGCGGTTCGGGCGCTACAGCTACGATTGTGGTGGCTGGAGGTATCGTTACCTCCGTGACGATCTACAGCAAGGGCAAGAACTACGTTGTTGGCGATGCCCTTTCAGCCGCGATCCCAGTAGGTTCTGGGCTGATTATCACGGTCAATCAGGTGGTTGACTTTGTGTCCTTGTGGCAACACGAGATTGGGACTAACGCGGTACAGAACACGACCGTGTTGGCAATTGAGTCGTTCTTTGAGACCAATGACTTAGGCTTTGTCTCAGGTGGCCCCTCCCAGCCTTCTCCTGTCGGCGAAAACAAATGGTTACGCCTAGAACGTGTTGAGCCTGACTTTGTACAAAGTGAAGACATGGAGCTGTACGTGACTGGACGATCATTTGCCCAGTCCGAAGATACAACGTCTTCTGCGTACACATTTAGCCCAAACACTGGCAAGGTTGACATGCGTGAACAACGACGTGAGCTTCGTTTAAAGTTTGTCTCTAACGTGGCAGGCGGTAACTACCAAGTTGGTAAGATCATCCTAGACGCTGATTTAGGCGACGTGAGACCGTAATGGCAACCATACTTAACACCAATTTAGCCTATGACCCAAGGTATCACACCTTTGAGTCGTGGGCATCGCTCATGTGTGAGCAGTACGCCGCACAGCAGTTGGCTATACCAGACGCAAGGGCATCCCCGGCCCCTTCATCTACGACGACTGGCAAGAATGGGCTGAAGCTCTTGTCAATTCTGTTAACCCAGCGGTGAACTAATATGGCGTTACCATCAAATTATTCTACTGTTTATGAAGATATTTATGACGTTTTTGGTGGAAAAGATGCTACGAACGATTTAATTGCAACATTTAAATCTATGGGTTTAGATGATGATGCGATTGCGTCTACTTTAGCCCCGTATCGTCCAGCCACAGCCACAACAGATGGCGCTTTGACTGTTGCCGCAAACAACACAGCTACAAACAACACTGCCAACACAAGTGCTACTTCAAATGTTGCAAACACAGCCGCTTCTACAGCAGACACGGCAGGTGCTCTGACTCAAGCCTCTACTGGATCAACAGCTTCTAATGCAGGCGCATCATCTGCCATGTCTGACGCTGACGCACGAGCGTTGATGGAGGCTCAATACGCCACAATTGGTCGAACAGGTGTTGGTACAGGCGCAAATCAAATTGACCAAACAGGTCTTGACGCATGGACGAACGCTTTGGTAAAGGGTGAAATCAGCCCCGCAGACCTTAACACTCGTTTTAGTACGGCTGTTACCGACTACATGGCGCAGAACCCTGCCGACCAATACACCACCTACGTAAAAGATTACCAAGCAAAACAAGCTGGTACTACTGGCGCAAAAACAGAAACAACTGGCGGTGGGGATATTGGTGCTACCTCCAATGTAGGCAATGTGGCTACTACAGGCGCAACAGGAGCCTTAACTCAAGCCGCTACTGGATCAACAACTGGCGTCACTGATTTGTACAAAAGCGTATTAGGACGTGCTCCTGATGCTGAAGGTGAGAAGTTCTGGTACGAGAAGTTTGGTTCTGAAATTAGTCCAGAAGAACGTGCGCAGTTTGAGTTAGCCGCAAAAGCTGAACTAGACAGCCGAACTCAAAATTTGTACAGCGAATTTATGGGTTCTGGAAGAGTTGCAGAACAAGAAGGTTTGGATTACTGGAGGCAACGGTTTGGTAACGAAATTGACGCCTCTGAGAAAGAACAGTTCCGCCTTGCCGCCGCCGCAGAGTTGTCTGGTGCATTTGGCGCGCAAGGTGCTGATGCAGTAGCTGGGTTTAAATACGCCAAAGAGCTTGGAATCAGTGATGCTGGCTTAAAAGCAACTCTTGGTGAAGATTTGTACAACCAGTACCAAAGTAAATTAAAAAGCAATACAACCACAACCATCAACGACATTGTTGCGGACAACTCTCTGACGTTCGAGGAGTCGCAGAATGTTGCTAACTTAGCCCGTGATCTTGGGTTCAACTCGCAACAACTTGCTGACCTGACAGGTAAAGACAAGGCTCTGTTTGACACCATTCTGACAAACTACGATACCAATCGCACTAAGATTATTAACGATGTCCTCACAGGCGCAAACGTCCTGACAGAAGCTGACAGGGTAGTTGCTAGTTACGCTTTAGAGAAACAGTTTGGCTTTACCGATAACGACATTGCAAAAGCTACTGGCGTTGATGTTAAGGTTATTCAGAACAGCCTGAACCCCGTCAGAAACTTTGAGTCAGACTTCTCAA